TCTTTATCTATACACCAAACAACAAGATGATCGCTATCCTCTCTCTGATCAAGAATCTCTGGTACGTTATGATTCGACAATACTGTGTTCAACGTACAGGGCATGACTCTTCGTCCACCATCGTTAATCTTATCAAACTCGATAGTTACAATGCCTTCTTTTGCTGCATTAATAAACCCATTGATCATATAATGACTCTCTGGCATTACATATCTCCTGTTTTAGCCCATGTGACTAACATATTTCTCAATTAATTCTTCAATAGTCGAGTGAAGCTCTTTAGCTTCGTTGTATCGTCTAACTTGAGTATCTATAGCTTCTACTAAATCAGGATGCTCACCAATACCAACTGAAGATTCTATATAAGTATCGATATTGCATTTTGCGATTAGCATTTCTGCTTCGTACTTAGTCTTTAATGCTGTTAACTGTTTCACTTCACGTCTCCTTTAAAAATATTTCTAAATTATAACATTGCAAAAAATATATGATTTCCTATAATTGCGACTTCATTATAATATTCATTCCACCACGGGTCAACCTCTTTCGAGTGATAATGTGTTGCGCCTTTTGTGACATCCACAAATTGACCTAAAATTATACTTTTAGCAAGAGCAACTGCCTTTATCCAAGATTCTTCATCTGTGATTTCGTCTGCTAGACCATCGCAGTACCAAGAAAATTGACACTTATTTCTTATAGGCACTTCTTTATTGTGTGTTTCTTTCCACCATGAGCTATATCTTGCTTGCTTAACTACTCTGCAAATTGTATTTGGGAATTTTTCACTTGCTACCCTATTAATAGTAACGTATCCAACTGCAATTCTTCCTTCAACAGCTTCACCACGTGCCTCAAAATAAATGTTCTGTGCTAAGCATTCTAATTCTGCGTCGACTATAGTATTCGCCTCACTTTGAAAAGAACATACTAAAATCATCAGCGACAGTATGGGTTTAAGAATTTTCACTCTCATGCTCCTGTTCTGAATTTGGTGGGCCCTGAAGGACTCGAACCTTCGACCAATGGATTATGAGTCCAGTGCTCTAACCAACTGAGCTAAAGGCCCATATAGCAGACTTGGTTTAACGAGAGCTACTCGAACCCAGTTATGTTGATATCCGGCCTGCCAGCGGGTCAACAATCATCATTCAAAGTAGATGACTCACTTCTCGAGGTATGTTCCATAAAATATACATTGTATACTATAAGAAACATTATTGGCTCCCTGTCGTGGGCTCGAACCACGGACCCAATGATTAACAGTCATTTGCTCTACCAACTGAGCTAACAGGGAATTAAAGATCTAACTCTAATTGCAAACTGTTGACATAGTCTTCAGTTTGATTCTCATGCATTTTGATTCCGTTCTCGATTGCTTCAATTACTGCAAACGATAACAACGCCTCAATTGCGTCTGGACCCATATCCAATTTCAGTGTGGCACTACCATCACCGTTTTCAATAATATCTTTTACTTCAATATGCATATCACTTCCTTTGAATGGTGCCGCCACCAAGAGTCGAACTCGGGACCTGATGCTTACAAGGCAACTGCTCTACCAACTGAGCTATAGCGGCAATTACTTCTTCTGAGCTTCTCCTCTGATATTTTCTAAAGCGGTGATAAGCTCTTCGATTACCTCTGTATCTTCTTCTGTATCAATTTCTATTTCTAATTTAATTTTCATTGACTTATTTATCCTCTAAATAAGATCGCCTAGCAATCTATAGGAAGAATCAGATTTTTCATCTTGCTCGAAATCTTTATAGTTTAACCAAGGCTGATTCGTTGCGATTTTGAATTGAGAGAGCATCCAATCAAAGTCTTTCATAGACTCTGCTTCTAGTGTGATTGGATCTTCCGTACACATCGTAGGCTTGCCGTCGTCATCATAGAAAACCTCATGAATACCGTACCACACCGCATCATTGTTTTCTTTCTTAACTATTCTGTAACTCCAACTCATTATGCCACCATTCTCACTAAAGTCATAAGGACAGCAGTAGCACTAATGGTACTGCCAATTATAATTGCTTTATCGTTCCAACTACTACCTACATATATCCAAGAAAATGCACTAATAACATAGAAGACTTGACCTGTTGTTAAGTGATCTGCCTGCTGTAAGAATATCCCGAATACGCCAAACACTGTAGCTATCCATTTCACATAACTATCAACGGTACCCGTTGGCGTCGTCGGAGAGAGATCCTCTACTTGAGCAGTTAGCTCTTCCATCTCTTGCCGCAAACGTTTCTTCTCAGCAGAGAGTTCCATGGCCAACCGACCAGCCTTTGACATTACACTATCTTTGTGCTGCTCTCTGACCTCTTCTTTAATGTCATCTGTCTTACTCATCGGAAATGTCTTCGTTTATAACAGCCCAAGCGACTGCATACATTGTCAACGTTACTACAATGATTAGCGCTATTGCTTCTAATAAAAAACTCATTGAGTTCAACTCTTAATTATTGGAGCGGGTATGGAGAATCGAACTCCACTCTGAGGCTTGGAAGGCCGCAGCATTACCACTATGCTATACCCGCTTTATCCTAAAGCTAATGGAAAAATACTAGAGATAACTTTCCCGCATTCGTGAGCAATATCCATATGTTCTTTTTGGGTACCGTTAGCACCTCTGAGTTCGATGTAGTGAATCCAAGATCGGATCGTTCCATTTGCATAGAGACGGGACAACGTATTGCCTTCAGGTAGCACCGCCCGAGCTTGTTCTTTTGCAATACCTTTAGAGATTGCCCATTTATATGCTCTATCAGCCGCTTCGATAACACGTTCTTGTTGCCATGTCCATTCCTCTTTAAGACTATCATCAACAACATCGATCGAGTTTTGACGGTTCTTAGTGTCTTGTAGACGTGCATCCCTAATGACAAACTGATCACCCATTGATGATGGATCCGCATAACGCTGTGAAAATTCTTGGAAAGAAAACGAACGATGCCGCAAAATTTGACGAGCAATATCACGAGTGGTTTCAATTTCCATACAAACAGAAACCATTTCAAAGGGGCTAAAGTGCTTATGCTTAATCAAATATTTTAGTAATTTTTCGTTCGTTTCGGTGTTCATTTGGTTCGAAGGATTACTAATCCTAGCGCAGTATGCTATAATATCTTGTAACTCTGATTTACTGTCGCTAGATAACTCCGCACCAGAAGCTACTTTAGAATGACTTATTAAACTGACTTTCATAAATTTCCTTATTATCTTTGTTGATTGTTTCTCATAGATCGAAGAGCTAATATCAAAACTTCCCTAAGACGACTGTCGTTTAGTTGGAATACGGATACTTGCCTATTCAGCAATTGTGTTAAGTCGTTCTCTGTTTTACTCATTGATCACTGTACTCATAATAAAATTGGGGGGGACCGGCCGTGATGACTCTACACGTTACACATTATGTTGTGTTATCTGTAACGCAGTATATGATGTATACGGTTGCCTGCACAGCTCAGGCGAGAAAAGAATCTACTTTACCCTTTCCAGTCCACATTCTTAGTTATCTACTTTAGCGCTAGCTCTCCACTGATAGCAGCTCCAAAATTTAGCTTTCCATTTAGGACCAGGATTATCACATCCGTGTCTGGCTCTGAAGCCTTTACGCCTAGCCGGATCGTCTCTCTTGATTTCCATATTGGGGTCACCAAAAGTCACTTTAACAACATTGTCTTTATCGTTCTTAACATATACGCCGAACTTTTTCTTTGATCCAGAAGGCAATCTAAAAGGATCATTTAAGGAGACTTTTCTTCCTTCATATTCAGATGCTTCTATAATAAGATCTTCATACATAGCTTCGCATTTACAATCTATAGCATCTTCTCGATATTCTGAAAATTGTGTTAGCTTCATGATATTAACAAGTCCCTTCTAATGCACACTTGTACGCTTGTGCCTTTTCCTCTTCTAACTCACGGCGCTGACGTTCTTCGATACCCTTGCGATATGCTTCTTCTACTTGAGCCCGACGAAATTCTTCATAAGACGGATACTCATAGTATCCAGTAGATGCTGTAGACGGCGGATATGCTTCAAGCTGTCTGCGGGCGACTTGCTTACGATGTTTGCTATTGCGTGTAAGCTCTTGAGCCACTAGTAAGCTTGTAATACCAATTAGTGCACCTTTTTCTTTATCGCCTAAGGCTAGTGTTTGCGGTGAGACAAAGATTATTGCTAAGATAGCTATTCCAGTAATTACTTTTTTCATGTAATATCTCCTTTAGATTTATTTGATAAATGTGTATTAGATGATGTAACTTATATAAATGTTGATGAAAAAT